ACAATGGAAGCCCGTGAGATTGTGGCCGGATTGAAAAATAATTTAGAAAGGTTGACTGGTTGGCATGATTAAAGACAGCGGTGAACGCACAGAGTTTGGAACCGGCGCTGTTCGTGATATGCACAGCGGCAAAGGCCGCATGGATTTACTTCCGTGGGAAGCCTTGGTGGAGGTTTCCAAGCATTGTGAAGAAGGGGCCTTGAAGTATGGTGAACGGAACTGTGAAAAAGGTATTCCCATTCACAGCCTGATTGATTCGGCCTTCCGTCACCTTGCCAAGTACATGATGGGGATGGACGATGAACCCCACCTTCGGGCGGCTTGCTGGAATTGCCTGTTCGCCCTTTACATGGAAATCAAACACCCGGAACTTCAGGATATTCCAGCACGAATGAAGGCCCCGGTTCCCAAAATTCCCAAAATCAAGGCGGCTTCGGAGCCGTGCCGCCGATGCAAACACCGTGACCGCTTCGGGGATGAATTTCCCTGTGATGAATGTGTTCACAGACAGAACGGCACCGATGATATGTTTTACCCGGCAGATTGTAGGGAGGATGCAGAACAATGAAAATTATCAAGCCTGATGTGCAGTTCATCACCCCGATTGATGGGGCCACCATTCTGAAGCGGTTGGAACAATGTGGCCGTGTCTGCTACAAGTCCGAGGATAAGATCACGGAAGGTTCCGCTGAAAAGTTCGTTGCCGGGATTATCAAGCGTGGGCATGAAGCGGTTTTGGAACATTGTTCCTTCACGGTGAAGTTCATTTGTGATCGTGGGGTTTCTCATGAGATCGTCCGCCACCGGATGGCTTCTTACTGTCAGGAATCCACCCGCTATTGCAACTACGGCAAGGGCAAGTTCGGTGAGGAAATCACGGTGATTGAACCTTGCTTCTGGCCTGAAGGTTCTGATTTGTATTGGGCATGGAAAAACGCTTGTCTGATCTCTGAACAATGCTATTTTTCTTTGTTGAAATCAGGAGCCACCCCGCAAGAAGCCCGTTCCGTTCTGCCCAACAGCCTGAAAACGGAAGTGGTCATGACGGCCAACATTCGTGAATGGCGGCATTTCCTGAAGTTGCGCTGTTCACCCGCCGCACATCCGCAGATGCGGGAAGTGGCCCTGATCCTGTTGGACAAGGTTCGTTGGCTGATTCCGGTGTGCTTCGATGATATTTGGAGTGAATACCATGCCGATGTTTAAGAAGTCCGGTGGTAAAATCTTCGCCGTTCAGTTCAACAAAGCTGAAGAACGGGCCTTGGATCAGGAAATCAAGAAACAGATTGTGGAAAATGATCGGGCCTTTGACATGGACAAAGAATCATCCATCCTGTGGATGCTTCACAACCAATTTGGCTTTGGCCCAAAGCGTCTGAAGCTGGCGTGGAAGCTGTTCTATGCCGAAACCTTGAAGCTACGGGAACATTACCTGATGGAACAAGCCGATGATGGGTGGTTGGCCCGTAAAAAGCTGAAGGACATTGGGTGTGACATTGAAGAATGGTACAGAGAAGAAGGAGGGAAAACCGATGCCTAAACCTTGGGAAAATGCTGAAGGGTA